CAGACGCAGCAATTCGCCGATCATGTCAGACGGCCGCCAGCCCATGAATTCAGTGTGCCGCCCCGTGCCTTGCGGCTGATAGCCGGGCATAGAGCGCGCAGCCAGAGCCTCGGCCATGGCGTCCAGGATGGCCGCCGGTGCGTCATGCCCCGGACCGGTTTCCGGTCGCGCGGGGACAGAGGGCGGCGCGGCATGCCGCAGCAGCGCTTCGAACATGGCGCGCTGCGCTTGCTCGGTATTCCAGCCACGCTCCACCGCCTCGCGCCGGATCGGGGCGGCAATGTCCGGTGCAACCACACTGCGTGCAGCCTCAATCGCGCTATCAATCGCCGCGATGCGTTCGCGTTCGGCGCGTTGTGCCTCCGCGCGCAGCGCTTCAAGATCAGGCGGTGCCTCCACCTGCGGTACAGTGACAGGCGACGCGGCTTGCGGCGCCGGAGGGGCTGCCGGGATTTCCGGCGTCGTCTCGGTCATGGGGGGTTCCTCGTCAGGCAGGGCAGGTTCAATGGCGAAGGACGGCGCGCCCTGCGGCGCCGCGCCACGCACTTGCGCATCCCGATCAACGGGGATGGGCACAATCGAAATCTCAAAAGGTTCCCAATCCACGGCGCGGTAGATCATCTCGCCGCTCACTGGATCGGGGCGCTGGTCATAGCGATGCACGCGGTAGCCAATGCTGACGGCACGCAGCGTGCCATCGGCAATGCGCTGCCAGAGCGGTTCAACATCGGCGGCGGCAGAAAATTGCAGCCGCGCATGGCCGCGCCCGCCTTCAAGCCGTGCGGCGATCACACGGCCCAGCACATCACGCGCATCGCTGCTGCGATGCGTGTTCAGCACCGGGGCATTGCCCGACCGTAGCTGCGCCATGCGCACCGCATTGGGCGACATATCCAGTTCCTCGGTAATGCCGCCGAGGGAGGGAACGAAGTTCCGCGCCCGCGCGCCGGTGGACCAGACCACATCTACGCTGCGGGTTGCGCGATCCACGCTGGTGGGTGCCGCAAGCGTGCGCTGCGCGATGATCGATTGCCCATCGGTGGGAAGTCGATCAGGCAAAAGAGGAGCTTCCGGCACGGGGAGATCCCCGCCCGGTTCGGTGGCTTCGGTCATTGGCTCTCCTGAGAGGGTGCTGGCGCCTGCGCCCCTGGCGGTTGGCTGGCTTACAAATCTTGGGGTCAGCGGCGGGGGCGATGGGTACTGCCTTGCAAAGATTGCCGAAGTGCGGCGAACTGAGAGGCAGTTGTAAAGAATGGGGTCATCCGGATGCAAAAGCCAATGTCAGTAGAGGCGCTCGAGAATTTTGGTCGGGAGCGACTATCCAAATCTTTTTTCATGAGGGATTTTCTTTACTCCGACATCTCGCAGATATACGGCATCCCAAACGTGCCTGATGACCGTGATCTTGCTATCGAGGTCGGCAAACGCCTTTGCCAGGAATTACTGGAACCGATTCAAAATCACTTCGGTAGAATTGCGATCAGGTCCGCCTATCGCTCGCGGAAGGTGAATGAGGAAGGGAACAAGAAAGGCCATAACTGCGCGTCCAATGAGAAAAATGCGGCAGCTCATATTTGGGACCTACGCGATGAGAATAACTGTATGGGTGCAACCGCCTGTATCGTAGTTCCATGGTTCCATGATCGGTACAAGCAGCCAGGAGATTGGCGGAAGCTTGCGTGGTGGATCCATGACCATCTGCCCTATTCAAAAATGCGCTTTTTCCCGAATCTTTGGGCGTTCAACCTACAATGGCATGAGCGACCCAAGAGACAGATCGATAGTTACGCAGAACCGAAAAAGCGTCTGACGGCGCCAGGCATGGACAACCACGAAGGAAACCACGCCCACGAATATGTTGGGCTGCCTGCTTTTGATCCAAGCTTGTGCACGCCCGAGGCAACCATGCCCTATCAAGGCTAGAGTTCCGATTAACTCGCGTGTTTGCGGCTAGATGCATTTATGGCGCGGCATATCCCTGCAGATTGGCAATCACGACACTGCCGGCGCTGACTGCCTGGACATTCAGCGCCGCATTGGCCGTGCCCTTAAGCGGGCTCGGGAAGGCAATGTCATACACACCGCTATTGCCGGGCAGCAGGCAGCGCCACAGCACCGCCGCTGTTCCATCCTTGATCTGAAACTCCGTCGCAGTGGCCGAGGCATTCTGCACCTGCACCCCCGTCACGTAATTCCGAATGCCAGCCCCTGCCGCAGCCTTCGCCGCCGTATCGGCAGCCGTTGCCAAGCCAGCAACCGGCCCCGCATAGGCCCAATCCAACTCCGGGATGGAGAAGGGCTTACTGACCAAAGCGCCAATTAGCGTTGCCAGCAGATCAACACCGCGCCCCGTCGTCACCGCCAGGGGATTGGCCGAAGCACCGGTTGCCACCAGCACCGGCAGGGCACCGGCGGTATTCCGCGCCTGTCCCCCTGCGGGCGTGACTGTGGGCACCCCAACCACATTGACCGCGACACTCTGCCCCGCCGCGGATTGCCCGCGCCCGGCGGTGATTTCCGCCGTCAATTCGGCGTAATCCTGCACCGCCAGAAACTGCACCACCGCATTGGTATTGCTTGCCGGCGCCGTTGCACTATTCAGCCAGCGCAGCCGCACCTTATAGAGCGCATTGGGATCCGGGATTTGCTGGTGCCGGCGATAGGAATTGGCGCGGCCCGTCGCGGCATCCAAAGCGCCGCCGTGAAACCAAGCTTCATCGGCAAAGGCCTCAATCTCATAAATGCTGCCGCTTACCGAGGTCGGGAAAGTGACCGCTGCCGAGGAAAGCCGTGCCAGCCCACCATTCTGCACCTCATACTTCGCCGATGTGGGCGTAATGCCATCAAACAGCAGCGCAATGGCGTGCTGACCATCAGGCTGACCCGTTTCGCGGTTCACACTCACCGCCTCTACCAGGAAACCCTGATTGGCGATGCGTTGCGACAGCGTCAGCGCGATGGAAACGCGAAAGGGGATGGTGAAAACCTCGGTGCTCAGCACCCAGCTTTCCGCACCAGCCACAACACCACTGCCCATGGTGAGCACACCACCGGCAACACCGAGGCTGGCGCCGTTGCCAAGCTGCTGGGTCCATTTGCCGGGATTGAGGTCTGTGCCGGTAAAGCTGTCGCGCCATTTCTTTTGGACGGACTTCACCTTGACCATGTCCTCAATCGGATCGTAGCCGCCAGTGCTCATGCTGCTGCTCCGGGAGTGTTGTTCTGTCGCGGCGGTGCCGCCGCGCCGGTGGCCGCGATTTCCACCGCCGCCATTTGCGCCGCATCCTGCGCGCCGCCGGATTTGGCGACGCGGCGCGGATCGGTGTCGAGTGAAATGCCCGCCGCATCCAGTTCGGCATTCGCCTTGCGGATTTCCTCGACCGCCTGGCGGAAATCATAACCAAAGGCGCCCGTGGCTTCGGATTGCGGCGTAAAGCCCGCGCGGACCTGGGCGATCAGCGCGGTGGTGTCCTTCAGCGGATCAATCATCTCATGCGCCGGCGGCACATGGGAAACGCCATCGGGCATGTCAGTGCCCCAACGCCCAAGCAGCGCGCCTTGCGCGTGAAAGCGTTCCGCGATGGGCCGCACCAGCATCGGGATCAGCATGCCGTATTGCACCTGTTCGCAAAGGCGGCGGAATTCGATCTTGCCGGCACGGAGGCTGGAGTAATTCGCCTGGGTCAAATCGCCAGACACCTGGTCGTATGTCAGCCCGGCACCGACAGCGGCAGCTTCCAAGGCGCGTCGCGCAAAGGCGGTATGCGATCCTCCGCCCGAGGGGTTCACCACCTCCACGCTGCCCATGCCGCGCCGGTAGAGGATCATCCCCGGCTCGAAGCTTTCCACGGCGCGGCCTTGCGCGTCGCGCAGCAGGTTGGCGGCGGGACCGGTGAGCGTATCCTCGCCCTCCTCGGTCACTACGGCGGCGAGGCAGGCTTCGATCTTGGCTTTCATCAGCAGCGCGGCCTCGTAATCGCCAAGGTCACGCAGCCGCAGCAGCACGGGCGCGAGCCAGGAGACATCACGCAATTGCCCAGGCCGGCGCTTGCGAAACAGATGCAGCACATCGCGGGCGGGGATGAAGTCGCTGTTTTGCCAGGAGGCACCGGGCAGCATCCAGGCCGCGCCGGGATGGCTGCGATGCAGCCAATAGCCAATGGGTTCGCCAGAATTACCAAGCGCGATGCCCTGAATGGTGGGCGCGCCATTCACCATGCCGTGGCGCGATGTATCCAGATGATCGCTTTCCAGCACTTGCAGGCTGAGGCCGATCGGGTTCTGCGGCGATGGGCGCGTGGTGACCAGCCGGATGAAGCATTCGCCGCTTTCGACGACGGCACGCATGGCCAGCGCCTGCAG